TGTGTTTCATCTTCTTTTTTCTCCGTTTTTAGTAAACCTTCAAGCAATCTATCTACTTCGTGCTTTGTATTAAATAGTTTGTTTTCTTCAACTTTATGAGACTCGGTAATTCCCTTTGATAGCTGACGTAGCTCTGAGGCTCCCATGAACACCGACCTTGATGTGTTGCCGTATTCGCCTGTGGCTTTATTCTTTAGGTGTTTCTTTCGTCCACCTTTATCGTAGTTTGTCTTGTGTCTTTTATATTTGCCTCTTCTATACTGTTTATCGTCTCGCTTTGCCGGGGGCTCTGCTAGCAAAACATCCTCTTCAGGCTTCTTATCTCCGCCACCTGCTGGGGTGTCCCCACCAGCAGCACCGGCTCCACCGGCAGCACCTCCAGCGGCATCACCGCCTAAATCACCACCGAGGTCACCACCTAAGTCACCTCCTAGGTCACCACCGAGATCTCCGCCAAGATCACCTCCTAAATCACCACCGAGATCGCCTCCGAGGCCACCGCCTCCAGCATCGCCGCCAGCATCAAGTTGACCAGCCAGCTTCTTATCATGGAACATTTCTCTTTGGTTTCTAATAAATTCTTCTTCTGAAATACCGAGCATGTTTTGGGCTACCCATCGCTTGCTGAAGTATCCCTCGGTTGCGGCTCCTGCTGCTTCAAACTTAGCTCTCCAATGCTCAAGCTCTTGTAGCTCGGCTATTTTAGATGGGTTGTTAAGGTGTAAAGAGAACGACAAAAGGTCGTCGTTTCTGTATCCAAGGGTAAACAAGTGAATTATACCAATCTTTTCAAGCTCTGAAATAATAACACGCTGTAGTCTTTGGATGGTTCTTGAGAAGCGAATATCCTTCTGCGCCAGTGTTGTTTTGTCTTCTTGCGCTCCCTCGCCCATAGTGAGATAGGCCTGAGGAATCTTTAAAGCAGCGAACAACTTGTCCTTAAGATACTTGACATCCTCTACTGTTCCTGTGAACTGGCCACCGGGAAGGTTTATGATCTCCGATGCTGTTCCGCCTCGAACAGGGATGAAATAGTCCTCTTCAATCGACAGGGGATTGTATCTAAGATCCACGCGACCAGTCTTTGGATCTACAACCTGATGTCGCTTCATCTGGGTCATTACTTTCTGCATGTACTGTTCGACGTCTTGTGGGTTAATGTTCCCAACATCGATCTTGAACACTCGCCTCTCGGGGGATCGAACAATTCGATATGCCATCATAGCGTCTTCCAAAAGAGTCAACTGTCTCCAGATTCTACGACATGGCTCTAACACAGAAGTCCCATAAGGAACATTCTTATCGTTACCAAGGACTCTGAAGTGGGCAATCTGCCAGTTTTCAAGTGTCAGGCCTGCGGAATTCCACTGATATTGAATGTAATTCGGGTTGTCTTCGTCCTCACCTTCTAGTCTTTCAACTTCATGCTGTGGTAATCCAATACAGTTTTTAATGCCCACATTCTCATCAATATCTAGATACAAAAACAGGTCTCCGTATTTACACATGGTACGAGACCACCCAAACAAGTTGTGATTAATATTAAGAACATTAAAATACAACGATTCTAGAATGCTCTTAATCTCTTCGTTTGGACAATTGATTCTTAACATAGCATTCAACCCAGAATAAGTTGTCATCTCGTCGGCGTAAATATCCAATGCTGAAGCAATAATTGGTTCATATTCCATCTCATCAAAATCAACATAACGCTCTGCTCTATTTCTGTTTGAGATCATATTGGCAGTCAAAACATTCATTGGATTGTATTCTGTCTTTTTAAACTGCTTTCCACTGGCTGATTTAAAGGTTTTTGAATATATATCCAAATGTCTTCTTCTTAATTGTCTGCCGGTCTGAGTCCTTCTGTTGACAATAGGACCAGAGAATAACCTTGTCAGTGATTTAAAAAGCCCGTTTGCCTCATTGTAGGGATTGTTACCCTTTCTTTTATATTTTTTAGCCATTTATTTTATCCTTTGTAAATCCATAGAAAATCTTTTGTTTGCTGAATAACATCAGCGTGTTTTTCATTAAAAGTTGGAGCATGACCCTCCATTCCCTTTATAGTAGTATTTAGTTTTGTTGTGTTCAAATACATTGAATTCATCATTGCTTTTTTGTATTCTTGATCCTTTTTGTTTACTTGTAGGGCTGTATCTCGCACCCAGCACGTTATTGCCAATGACATTACCAAGTCATCATTGTAACTTCTCATGGATTGCGGCTTGCCGTTGTTCCATATAAAAGTCTTAAACTCATGAAATGAGCGAGAGGAGTAAATCTTAATAATTTTGTTTCTTATAAACTCTTCCAATTTGGCGACAATCAATGGTCTAGTTTTTGTTGAAGTGGTGAACCCGGCAACTGCTGTGTTCATGTTTTCACCTTGAATTTGCGTTACAAATTCGTGGGTAGACTTGACTGAATAGTAAAGATTTTGATACCCAAGGTCGATTAACTTCTCTAGTATAGAAATACCAATCCCATTGTTTTCGACTACCAGCAGGCAATTTCCGTATTCGCATCCAGCAGAATAAAGCATTTGCGAGTACATATCCAAATTTGGCTTTCCTTGGTACTCAGCTATAACTTCCATTGTTTCAAGCTTCAAAATATGAAAGACTGAATTATCCGCGCCGTCTCCTCTGGCTACATCGGCAACAAGTAAATAGGTATTCCCTTCTTGGTATTTCTCCCAGATCCAGAAGTTACGGTCGTGCCCTGTTCTGTAATCCGGGTCTTTAATACAGTTGTGAATCCAAGTTAAATCGTCAGGGTGTATGACTGTGTCTCCGGATGTATTAAAGTTACAAAGTAATTCCTGAGCGATTTGTCTCTTAGACATGTTTTTGGTTTCCCGCTCAAACCACTCAGCATCTCTTTCTGGGTGTACATCCCACATAAGCTTTATTGGGTTAAATTCGTTTTCGCTATCAATGGCGCCGGTATAAGTCTTGTGAAACCAGTTTCCCGTTCCCTTGGGCGTGGATAGGGCAATACATCTACCACCTGTGGCTAGCGTCGAGTAGACCGCTGTCCATATTTCGGTCATTTTTTCTATGTGAGCAGCCTCGTCAACGACCAGCAATGACAGCGCTTCGGAACGCCCAGCGTCTTCTGAGGTTGGCACCGCCTTAATAATCGAGCCGTTTGATAATTCAAATGACGTTCTGTTGTCAACCGAAATCTGGGAAACTTTCATCCAATCTGGTAGATTCTTCATCATACTTTTTACTTTCTTTACAAGGTTGGCTGCTGTGCTGAACTTCGTAGCAAGAACAACAATGTTCTTCTCTTTATGAAAAAGCATAAACCAAACACAATAAGCAGCAGTGATCGTAGAGATCCCTAGCTGCCTTGCTTTTAATATTACATTAAATCTAAAATCGTTATAATCTTCAAGTAAATCGTCCTGATAAGGGAACGTCTTAAACTGTATTAGTCCTTTCATAGGGTGACTAATTCTACAATAATTGTTGATGAAATACTTTGAGTCTTTGCCGGATTTGATAATTTCTTTTATTATGTCTTGCTTTGAAAGCTTAAACCGAGCCATTATTTCCTAGTGTCGTTCTGTGGTCTTTTGTTATTATTGTTCAGTTCTAAAAAGCTTCTGATCGCATCATCAACGGTTCTGTTTTCTGATCCGCCGGCATCTGGATCTGCTGTAAGGCCAGAAACGTTATAGTATTGATAGGCTTGTACGAAGCTGCGAACTCTGGAAACAGAAGATGCTAGTACTGATATGTCGCCGTCTTTGGTAAGAGTAACAGAATTTCCAGTAATTACTCTATACTCTTTCTGTAAAAACTTTTTTACTTCATTTATCATTCTAGCCATTTCATTTTCGAAATTACCACCATAAATATCCTTAAGCATGATATCGGCTTGGTAGTGAATACAGAGCTTATTTCCCATGAACCTAACACTGAATCCATCATTAACTCTTTTATCCATAAGAGGGCAACCCTCTTCTCTTTTAAGGCCTACCTTTTTTGCTTCACCGTCCCTAACATAACGCTCATCATGAGCGCCATCATAACCGTTAGCAGCAGCTTGTGCTAGTCCTTGTACAATTTCTAAAATATTTGAATTAGCCATTTATTAAACCTCTATTTGTTTCCGCTTGCTTTGTTCTTTAGAGCTTGAACAACTTTATCATGCTCTGGTGTGCCGCGCTTTAGTCTCGACATAACATCAATGAGACCATCTATGCTGTACTCTGAATAATTTACTTCTTGTCCCATGCGCTCCATATCGTACCTATCGACTCCAGAGCCTAGCCCCTCGCTTGTTTGTTCCGTGCCCTCTAGGACTTCGCGTACAATTTTCTTTAATCGTTTAACTGTTAGTTTCATTTTTAGGTCTCCATCCTTTTTTCCATCTATCTTCGCGACCTTCGACCCATTTTATATAGCACTTTTCACAACAGCCAAACTTTGACATGTAAACATCATCGTTTGATTTAAAGGAGTATGTATTACAAATAGGACAAGAACGTTTAGATTCTCTTTTAAGTAGTTTCTCCGACATAAAAACTCCATTAACTAACACCTCTGGGGCTTCGGAGGATTCTGATGTGATCTTCTTAAGGCTTTGATCT